AGAACACAAGTTAAAACATCATTTGTTAATGCTCCACCAGAATTAGCAACTGTTCTAACAATTGCTTTAGCAGTAACAAGACCTGTAGCAACATCAGAAATTAAAATTGTTTGACCAACTCTAATAGCTCCGTCTTGTACGGTAACACCAGCAGAACTAGCAGCTGTTAAATTTAAAGTAACTGTAATTAAAGCACCACCAGCACCTGCGGCTGTTGAATCTTTATATGCAATATGTAATCTATTTTGTTCAGACCAAATTACCTGATCAGACGTCATAGGCATTTCAGCGCCTACCATTCTCAAGAAACCACCAATAGTTCGGTTTCCGTATCTTTCTACCTCTTGCTCATAAAGCTCAGGTAAATATTGTTGGGCAAAATTACCCCCAGCAGCACCATCAAAAGACAAATAGTTTGTAGCTAATGTCATTTGCTGTTGAGCTGGCACTAATGAAGCAGGAAAACTCCCGCCTGTTGTAAAAGCCATAATTTTTAGTTTTTAGTTTTTATTTTTTTGATTTTATTTTTAACCTAGAACTATCTACACCACTAACTGCTTTAACTTTTAATCCATCAACAAAAACATCTCCAGAAGCAGTAGCTCTAGGATTTTGTGTTAAGTTTTTAGATTTAGCCATAACATCTTTAACAGCATCGGCTTTGCCTTGCTCATAAAAATGATTAGCTATAGCATCTGCATTTCTAGCTGTATACATAGCTTTGTGATAGCCTTGAAAATCTTCTATTTCTCCTTGTTTATTAACAAACTTGTTCATAAACGTAGAAAGACTTGATTGTTTTTCTTTTACGTCTTCAGCGTTGTTTATATTGTACTTAAATCTTTTTTCTCCTACATTAAATTCGAAACCTTCAAATTCTGTATTGAATAAAGTTGAAGTACCATTTCTAAACTTTTCATGACGTTGTTCAGCTATTTCTTTTTCTTGGTTATGTTTATTGTAAAAATCTAAAGCTTCTTGTTGTTTTTGAGTAACGCCCGGTCTTAACTTAATCTCGTCGTAATATTTACTTTTTAAATCTTCAAGGAAAACTTTAGCTTTAGCAATTTCTTCTTTTTTCGCGAGTTTCTTTTTCTTTACATCTCGCTCTTCATCCACATCTTCGTCATAATAAAAATTGTCTTCCATTACAAATTCAATTTCTTCTTTATCTAAATGTGGTTTGCTTTTTTTATAAAATTCTTTTAACAAAGTGTTATCATCAACATTAGAATAATCAGCATTTAATCTAGCATAATCATTAATGTCACCACCTGTTTCTTTCATAAAGTTTACTAACTTTTGAATGTTTTCAGGCATTTCTGGTTTTTTAACCTCTTTTATTTCTGCTTTTGGTTTTATAGGTTCTTTAATTTCTTCTATTACAGGTTTTACTTTTTCATTGGATACCGATCCCACTTCTTGCAGTTCCACAGGATTTTCTTTCCTTTCTTCTTTCTTCTCTCCATTATTCGATAACACAGGTTTCTCTGTTTCTTGCTTTGGAACGGCATTTTCTTTTTCTTTTAATTTAACTTTAAAAACTTGATCATTTTCCCTTTTAAAACTAGGTTTTTTAATTTTAATAGACTCCTTAGTCTCTTTCTCTTCTTTAATTGTTTCTTTTTTTTCTGACATAATATAATATAATAGTTAATAATTGTTATTCAGTTTGGAATTGTTCGGCCCCAAACCCGGTTAAGTTCTGACGCGCAGGCGCTTCAAAATCTGTTGGTAATAAATCGTTTTTTCTTTGGTTTATCATTTGACTCTGTTGAGTAGCTTGCATTTGAGAACGTTTGTCTTTTCTGTCCTCTATCATAGCTTCTCTAGAAGCGTCTTTAGCTACATCTGCTTGAGTGAGTTGCATATCATACCCAAATTTAACTTCCATTTCTTTTTCTTTTAATTGAGCAGCAATTTGCATTCTTTCAATTTCAAGATTATTTTTAGATGTTTCAATTTGTATTTGAGTTTCAGCTAATGCTTGCTGTTTTTGGACTTCATTCATGGCAGCAGCTTGAGCTTGTTCTGCGTTTGCTTTTGCTTGAGCTTGTATGTTCGCTTGCTGAGCTTTTTGGTCTCTCTTTTGTTTAAGTTTTCTTCGTTGCTTTAACATTTGATTAGCTAATTTTAAATTATTAACTTGTCTAATATCTATTGCATCTTCTAAATCTATAGATTGAGTTTTTAAAGCTATTTGAATGTTTTGTTCTAGTATTTGTTTTTCTTCTTCGTCTGGTTCTAATTCTAAAAATATACCAAAATTATGAGTACTTAATTCCGATAATTCTTCTAATGTGCCTACGTTAAACCTAGAAATACTAGCTTCTAAAGTGCTTTTTGTTAAAGGATATTCTAAAGCGTCAGCTATTCTTAAAGATATATTCTCACAAGTTTTAAGAGTTAAATACAAGCTTGATTGTAATATATGTCTAGTAGCAGTATTTGAATTAGCAGCTGCCAATTTCTGTAAGCCAACTAATGATTTTGGATCAGGATTACTACCATCTCTAGCTTCATTAAGTCCGGTTACATCTCTTATCATTTGTAAATAATATTGATAAGTTTGTATTAAACTTTGAATTTTGGAACCTCCTGATGAGGTTTGTAGTTCTTGTATTGGTACTTTCCCAGGATTCATTCCTCCATCTTGAGTCATTGATCTACCTACAATACTACCAGTTTGAAAATACATGTTTAAAGCTTCTGCTGGATTGTAGTTTGTACCATTGCCTAAGTCAACCTCAGCTAAACCGTCCATATCTAGATATACCCCATCAGGTACTATTCTAGACATAACCTGTTGAAGTTTAAGATGCGTAAGCTGTATCATGTCAGCAAAACCTGTTATACGAGAAACTAATGACTCAATTCTACCATAATACATTCTAGGAGCACATATACTATAGTTCATATTAACTTTAGTAGTATCAGCATTAGGTCTAGTCATATTCTTAGACATTTCCCATCTCAACATCATTGGATGTCCAAGTATTTTAGCACCACTGTATAATACTTCTATAGAACGTGACACTCTTTCAAAGTTGTCGCTTTCAGGAGGATTGAAATCATCGGTTTTTTCGATTGATTTCTCTAAACCGTTTTTTCCTTTTTTAATTTTAAAAACTTGATCTATATAAGTTTTGTATTCAAAGTATAAAACTTGAACACAATTTTGATCATTTCTTCCATTCCAATTTCTTAAATACTCTGCGTTGCCTGGATACTTTTGAATTGTTTCTAATTCTTCGTCAGATAAATGAGGAAACTGCATTTTTATACTAGGTAAACTTACAGGTTTTACTTCACCAACATAGTATATATCTTCAAAATTAGGATCTTTTGTATAGGAATAAACTAAACTAGCTGGGTCAACATAGTCTACAGTAACGCCTTCTGATAGATTAAAATTAGTTTTAACAGCACCTATACCTAAAACTGTTAAATCATAGTTAACTCTTTTAGATATTAAAGGAAATTTATTCCAGTCTAATACATAATTTATAGCTTCTTCTTCTGCAACTTCTATTGATTGCTTATAATCCAACTGCATATGCACACCTAAGTCTTCAACGTTCTTAGGTTTTTCTTCCATTTTTGGAGATTTAGTAATATCTAAACCTAAAATATTTTTAACTGCTTCTTGATACTTAGCTTGATTGATATCATCTAGTATATTAGTTGCATATTTTGTTCTTTTTTCTAAAGAAACAGGGTCATTAGCAAAAGCTTTTAATTCATAATTCCGAGAAGACATTCCATTAACAACAATATCTACAAACTTAGGAATTACAGGAACTGGTTGCCAATCTAAATTTAAATAAGATAAATCTCCGTTTATAGATAATTCATCTTTATACTTTTGGACAGGTTGTTCTCCTCTAGCATATAAACGCAGTCTATGATAATTATTAAAATTAGTTGCATAAGAAAAACCAGCTCTTCTTGTATTTCTAAACCATTCACCTTCGATTGCTTGACCTACTTGATAACCATATTCTATGCTATTTTTTACGGCTTCAGGTACTACCTGATCGGGAAAAGAGCTGTTAGTATTAGTAAAAATCATTTATTTTATTATTTTTGAAATTGATCCATTGTTATTATACTTTTTAAATCCTAATGGAATAGAAATAGTAGTTCTTTCAGCAGTAGGTTTGTATTTGTTTTTGTTGCAAGCCATAATAGCAAGACCAGAGCTTATAGAAGCATCGTGTTTTGTTCTATTATTAATGTTAAATTTAGCCCAATCTTCTAAAGTACGCTGCATATACATATCACCCCATTTATCATTTTTTAAACCTACATAATCCTCTATATAAGCTTCTATCGCAGCTGCGTGTGCTTGTTTTATATCTTCACTTGAATTAGGTATTCCTCCAATTTCTTTTTCAGTAGTGGATAATTTATTCCAAATTTTATCAGGACGATTAATAGAAAATCCTCTATAACCTCTACGCTTAAAATAGTATAATAGTCTTGGTTTGTTATTTTCTGCTAGTATAGGCATACCATAAAACAAACAAGCCATTAATACTTCTTCAAAAAATATTTCTGCTGTTTGTGGTCTAGCTATATATTCTAAAAAAAATTGATTAGGTGGAGCGTCTTCCATAGAAAACTTTGTTAATCCATGAAGTGCTCCATTAGAACCTTTACCATCTACAGTACCACTGATATCATAGCTGTCACATCCAAAAGCTCCAATATGTTCATTACCAGGATATTTAAATCCATTTTTTATAATTACATTATTTTGTAAGTTTTTAGGTGGAACCCACGATATTAAAAATCTACCATCTTTGTTAGGATAGAAAATAACTCTAGTATCTTTAACCCCGTTTTCCCATTGAAAACTTCCTCTAGTTACTTGAATAGAATTTCTTAATTCTTCATTATAGTCTATTTGCTCGTAAATTTTAACTAAATTAAACAGAGATTGTTGAGTTTCATCTCTAAAAGCGTGTTTTTCTGTACGAGG